TAAAGATGTTGTATCAATCGAAAAGGTAAAAGATGAGCCAAAAGAAGATAAGTAGTATTAAGGCCAGTACTGTTAAGACTGACCCGATTACTACTCCAATAGTTAAGAAGGAGAAAGAGCCTAATATTGATATTGAGCAAAAATGGGTTCCATTTTTTCAAGACTCGGATAACATTTATGTCAATGATTTAGCAAAGAGGGCTAGACGTTCTAGTACTCATAGCAGTATTATAAATCAAAAGATAACTTTTATCAAGGGCAAAGGCTTTACTTTCAAGGTGGATGGTGAGAATGTTGGATATGATGAGCTACCTAATGATTTTAAAGAATGGTGTAAAGAGGTTAATCCTGAAGGAGCTACCTTGTATGATGTATTTAGCGACCTTGTACAGTCTTATGTTATTACTGGTAATGCTTATCCTCATATTAAAAAAAGCGGTGATTATACGGCACTATATTGTTACGATGCTACAACGGTAAGAAAAGGTAAAACAGGTGATATTGCTTATTTATCAAATTTCTGGAGAGATATAGAACTATCAAATACACCTAGCGCACAATATCCCGTTAGTGAATTAAAGTTTTTTGATGGTACTCAAAGAAAAGAGTTTTTAATTCATATCATGCGTAAATATCCTGAGTTTAACTTTTATGGATTACCAGATTATGTAGGTGCTTTAGATTGGATTGATATTGAGTACAGAATGTCAAAGTACAATATTGATAAGTTTGATAATGGGTTTTTTCCTAGTGTACTTATTCAGATGTTTGGGGAGGTTCCAGATGGTTTAAATGCACAACAATACGTTGAAAAGATTAAAGAGAAGTTTACAGGTGAAGCTAACAATGATAAATTTTTAGTAGAGCTTTTAGATAGCCCTGAACAAGCTGCAAGTATTAAGGAATTTGATAGAGAGCGTGATGGTGAATTTATGGAGCTATCAACTTTATGCACAAAGGCTATTATTTCCGCTCATAGGATCACTCCTAGTTTAGCTGGTATAGAAACTGCTGGAAAGTTAGGAAGCAATCAACAGATTAAAGATGAGTATGATAAGTTTATGAACAGCGTAGTTATACCAGATTTTCAAGAGCCATTATTAAGAGCTTTAAACACTATTATTAAGAGAGATACTAAATACGGTAATATTGAAGTAGGTATTTTAAATGTTAGCCCTGTTGGAGATAGTGCAAAAGTTGATTTAAACGCTGTTATAACTATTAATGAGGCTAGAAAGATGCTAGGCTTAGAAATGTTAGAAGATGGTAGAGGTGATCAGTTTGTAAATGAGAATGCTGTACAGAATATTGAAGAGGAGGATACTAACGATGAAATAAAAGAAGATGGCGTATAATACTGAAATGATGACCTCAACAGAGGTAAGTACTGAAGCTATAAATGATAATTATTTTGATACTGCTTATTTTGATAAGTACATTTTAACTAGTCAAAGAAAGTATATTAAGCCTGTATTAGGAGTAAAGTATTATGATGAGCTTTTAACCCAGATAGCTGGAGCTAGTTTAACAGGTGATAACACTATTATAGTTAATCAGTTTATAAAGCCTATGTTAGCTCATTACATAGTCTATGAGGTGTATTCTAAGATACATACACAGCTTACTAATCAAGGTGCGATGGAGAACAACACAGAGCAGTCTAGTCAGGCTAGTAACTTTGAATATTCACAATCTAGGGACTTCTATATTAATAAGGCTGATTTCTGGAAAAAGGACATGATAGAGTACATCAAAGAGGCTAAAGATGCTGATAGTACTAAATTTCCTTTATTTGATGATTGCGAAACTCCTGTACAAGTCAATAAAAAAGGCATTATATTTTATTAAGATATGGCAATATTACATAAGAATATAACAGCGGCTGCTGACATACATAATCCTAAATGGTTTAGCGGTGCTAACAATGGAGATTATGCTTTTAAGAATGAGAAAGGAGAGCTAGAGAGTATAGATGAATTATTACTACCAGCGGCTTTAAACTTTGTTGATGGTAGTGTAGCTCCTCCAACTACAAACAGCGGTGATATTTACATACTAAGTTCTGGTGGTAGTGTTAATGCTGGATGGGGAGGTGTTAGCTTACAGGATTGGGTACGGTATGATGGTACTGCATGGAATAGCATTACTCCGCAAAAGAGTAGTTTATGCTATGACAAGACTGCTGATGCATTAAAGGTTTATGATGGTTCTGCATGGGCTGGAATGGGGTCTAGTTTTGGTAAATTTGGAATTGCTGATAGTACTGGAGCATTTACGTATTATTCTGGTATTGATACCGCTTTAGCTGCTGCTTCTAGTGGTGATGTTATAGAGCAGTTTGCAAATATATCTGTATCTGGTACATCAAGTATTAACTTTGTAGATGGCATAACGTGGAATATGAACGGGTATGAATATAAAAATACTGCTGCTTCAGATTTTTATGTATTTAGAGTACCAGCTTCAACAACTTTTAGAATTACAGGAGGAGGAAAAATAAAAAACAAGGAGGCACAGGAGGAGCTACAAATGCAGTTATGTACTCAAATCAAATAACTGCTACTGTTTATGCTCATGGTATTACTTTTGAAAGCTCAGTAAGTTTAAGTGCATCTATTAATTGCAGTCAAATTGGAGGTGTATTTTTAAGCACTGGAGGTAGTGCTGGGTTTAGATCAACAAACTCACCTAATTTAGAAGGTCTATATGTTAACAGCTCAGGAACTAATGATTTTATAAATTGTAAAGTTTATAATAGTACTGTATACTCTGTATCAAGCTATAATTATATTAGAAGCAGTGCAAAAGTGTTTAATTGTATTTTTCGCTCTGATGGTAGTAGGGGAGGTTATTTAGGTAACGGTAGCAATGAAGCTCATAACTGTACATTTTATTCAACGGCTGGAGATGGTGTAGAAGCATTAGGAGGTACATCAACCGTATTTAGTAAGTTGTTTAATTGCTCTGCATACTCAACAAGCTCAGAGGGAGGTTATATCAGAGGCTATGCAGAATCTTATAGTAGTGATTATTACTCAACTGCTAATAGTGGCTTAAGGGTAGCAGATAAGGCTAAAATATTTGGAGGTTCATCTTTAAGCACAGCCAATATAGCGGTGTATGGTATTGCAGACCCTAAATTTATTGATGTTAAGGCTAATTGTTTATGGAATAATGCTGGAGGCCATGCTTTTGCAATAATAAATGCGCCCGCTGCTGATGGCTTTTTGCTTAGTGGTTGTTTTGGTGAGGTGGTAAACTCTAGTGCTAATGGTTTAAATGCTAATTCAGTAGCTGATGGTAAATGGGCCAAAAATACCTTTAAAGGATGTACAACAGCAATAGTAAATACAAATGCTAATAATATGGTAAATACTGCTGATACATACGGCAATTTATTAATATAAAAAAAAAGATTAAAAATGTCAGAAATTAAACAGAATGTAGTGCAATTTTGATTTAGTATCTATACCTCCTAGAATGATAGTTCAATATGTAGATGATGAAGGTGAGGAGATGCAAACTATAACAGATTATAGTGATTTAAGTGATGATGATAAAGCGATATTTGATTCATTCAAGCAATTATCTATAAATAATATGTAATATTAATTGGNGTTAATATTTTAGATTTTAATTACAAATTTTAAAAGTAATTTTAATTTGATATATTTATAAAATGAATAAAGTTTATCATAACCGCCTTAAATTTAGTTTTTTAACCAAAAATATTTTTTTTTAAGGCATGGATTTCTTAACTGTCGATAATTTACTACAATTTATAGCATTGCTTATTGGGGCTTTTGGCCGCTTTCATTAGATTTAATAACAAAACAGAAAAAAATACGTTATTAATTGTGCAGTTAGAGAAGGATGTTAAAGCCATCAAAGAAGAGGTGAAAGAAAATTATAGCAAGCTAGAGAACAAGATNAGTGAAGTTGAGGATGATATTAAAAGTATNGCAGCTGATATAGGTGAGATCAAAGGATATTTGAAGCGACTAAATGACTTATGAAACTAAGTAACAGTTTTACGTTATCAGAAATGCTAAAAAGCAATACCGCTTCTAGGTTAGGTATTGAAGAGCAGTTTAATCCCAGTAAAGAAATTATTGATAATCTTACTAAACTATGTAAAGAGGTTTTACAGCCTATTAGAGATAGTTTAGAGTTACCNGTTAGAGTTACTAGCGGTTATAGATGNGAAAAGCTTAATAAAGCTATTGGAGGTAGTTCCAGGAGTCAACATGNAAAAGGTGAGGCTGCTGATATTGAGTTATGGATTAGAGGACAGGAGAAAAACGCTATATTATTGGATGAGGTTATAAGTTTATCTTTTAATGGTGCT